ATCATCGACCTTGACCGTGATGTACCAACCGACCTTACCTAGATCGACACCGAGAGCGTCCTGTTGTTCCTTGGTGAAGGCCATTGAATCAACAACTTGGCCAATCGAGTCACCTTTGTGCATCGCTTTGGAAGCGCGATAGTCCGAAACGAACTTGTGTGCAGCCTTCATCATCTCCTCTTCGGAGATCACGTCGCCCTGCAAGTCCACCACCGGATTGCCGTTCTCTTCGATGACCGACGCCCAGCCAGACACAAGGCGTTTTTCTTCATCCACCTTGGCAATTTTAGCAGACGCCGTATACTGCTTTTCTACGGAGGCTTTTCGCTTACCCATGACAGAATCCATGATTGCCCTAACGACGGCCATGACTTTGCTCTGATCCTCGGCTTCAACTTCGTCGTCATTCATGTATGCCTCATGGCTTGGCCCTGGCATGTAAACGCGTTGCCCGTCCTCTTTTTCATACACGTGAGTCTCGCCCTCGAAACCAAGATCCTGAGATCGCGCCTTTGCCTCGCCTTCCGTGGTAAACACGTCGTCGTCAATCTGGCGCTTGCCCAAGATATCGCTCACGGAAGACCCCTTCTGCCACATTTTACATGACCAGTACGCCGCCGAGGTCTTGTCCGTTTGCTCGGAACAGTTGTGTCGAGCCCGGAAGTTCTCTCGCGCCTCGTCATCGTCTCGTTTAATTTCCATGTCCGGCGAGCCAAAGGTCACCTTCTTGACGCTGTCGCCGTCCTTGACATAAACGCCAAACGCTTTGCTCGACCCTTCAGGCAGACGGAAAGGCTTGTCCAGTTCAACATCCTCGCCGTCATACTCGGCTTTCCTCAAGGCTGCCCACGCACCAGCAAAGGCAACTGCTTCGGACTTGCCTGCATCAAGGCGCTTGTTCAGTTCCTCGCGAAAAAGGGCTTGACCCTCCTCGCTGGAAATGGCATCCTTTACCTTGGACGGTAGTTCGCTATAAGGCATCATTGTCTCCATGCAGACTCATTGTACCATGACTGCATTTTGTTGATTTTGTTCCGTTACCACTCTTCGCGCATATTAAGGTGCGATATAATCGAGCCTGTTCCCGTCAGGGTTCTAGCGCAAAGCGCGATTACATAACCATTAGGAACGTCAAAATCTACCTCGGCAGAAACGAACTGGGTACTATTTTTGTTTTGCCCAGCAGCAGCCAACTGAGTCCAAACCACATCACCACCATCAATTCCGTCTGCCTCGGTGTCAACCTCAAGAGCCGTTTCATCATCTGAATAGTCTGTTGGTGTCCTCCAATTAGGGGCACTCAATGTTCCTTGCAATCTGATTTCTAAATATACATCCTCACTACCAACAATGGCCGACAACTCCTCAAGTTTAATAGACTTATCACCCTCGCCGTCTTTGCGTCGAAAACTGACCAAAGGAGTAACAGTAGTGCTTATATCAGTTGAAGAGCGAAAATCACCCGTGAAGCGGTACTTGGGAATGTAGTTTCCTACAATGGAATACTGACGACCACCAACATAGACTTTTGCGTTCTGTTCCGTTGTGTTGTTATTAACCAAGACGGATACGCGAAGGTTAGGACTAGCTATCGAGGTGCCTTCGGCAAATTCTTTCATCACGTGAACAGGAGTAAACCGCTGCTCACCGCCATAATCAATAATGACACCAAAGTGGACAGCACCATACCCATACCAAGAAAAATCAATCTGGTAGATGTAGCCAAGGGTGACATCGATCGTGTAGCCAGAAGGCCCGGTCCCATCTAATGGATCGAGATTCCACCCTTCTTGGTACGTCTTGTCCAACTCCACACCAGCGCGGCGTCGAGCAAGATAAAGTCCGTTTGAATCGTAGCCAAAGTAAAACCCGTTCTTCGCGTCGCTACCAAGACCACCCCAAAGAAATTCTTGGTCACCAAGAGGTAAAGCGGTAAATCGGACACCAAACCCAAGTTCCGCTGCATAACCAGGAATGTACCGCCCCACCTCGGCGCTGTCCAGACGCGCCGTTGATCCTGCTGTTGTGCCACTCTCAACAAAAATCTCACCTGTTGAAGGACTGTCCGTCACTGCGCCCGAACCTGTCGTCCTCTTAACATCGCGAAGTCGCGACGTTCCATACGATGAGTTCAGCTCAATAATTGGCGTTCGCTGTACAGTCAGCGATTCACCAAACAGCGACTCATTCTCATTCGTCACACGAAGCGAGTTGCGCTGTTCAAAGAACGCCCGATTAAATAACTGCCATAGACGCTCTATCCAACTGTCATGACGTTTAGCCATTGATGATCCTCGGAAAAACAACGCAACGGCAGTTGATGTGATTGCTCGGTGGCGTGGTGGGATCGCCCGGATAGCGAATAGGACCCAGCGGACTCTGAAAAGCCTCACCGGGCGCGATGCCTTGCTCATTCATGCGAGGAATCAGGACATGCGCGTTGCGGACGCGGTTGTCGCCCTGATTTCGCCAGAAAAGGCGGATCTGATTGCGCTGGATTTCTCCGTTAGCAATCAGGTTCTCGATCTGATTAGCCTGACCGGCATGAATAGCCCGAATTGATTCGGTGCGTGCTACCGTTTGAGCGCGATGACGCAGATAGCGTTCCCGGTATCGTTGCACCATGCGATCGATCTTTTCCTGCGGCAGCGTCTGACCGTCTACGGCCCGTTGGACGCTAGGATCAAAACGGTGATCGCGAAGAGACCGGCGGAAAGCATCTCCATCACCTTCCTCCAACATGCGTCGATAGTTGTCCACCGCCTGCTCTTGGCTCGGCGTCAGCCCCACCCGCTCCATGATTGTCGCTGCCGTAGCATCCTCGCGACGAATCGCCTGAGCAACACCGCGCCGCGTGTTGGCCGCCATCTCGGCTATGACATTTTGCACGTAACTCTGGCGCGTCAGCGCGTCCAGGTCCGCAGGCGATGCGGAAACGTTCAAGAATCGCAACAAAAGGGCCGCACCAATTCCAGCCACGGCCACGAACGCCGCCACGAAGTCCTCGAACTGCTGCTCACTGACCTGCTGATTAACGTACTGAACCGCGACCTCCGGGTCGCGAGCCAGCGCCTCACGTAAGCGGTTCTCATCAATGTTGGCCTGCACATTGTCAAGCGCATCACGAAACGCTTGCTCAAACCGAGCCTCCTGGCCACGAGCACGGCTGTCCAGGCGCTTGCTGTAGTCATTAGCAGACGGGTTCTGCTTGATGAAGGTATGGCTCGACTCAATCGGCATCGTCGTCCTGACTATCGATGGGCGTCTCGCGCTCGCCATCGGTCGGAATGCCCGCTTGCTGCATGAGCCAATCCTGCGCCTCGTCGTCATCCAGCATGATGCCCGCACCGCTCAGGCTTTTCACGTAATTGCCGAGGCTATCCAGGTCCATTGGCGCGATCTGGCTAACAACCACCTTGGGCATGGTCGCCGAGTCAAAACCGTTGATTCGCCACAGCTTCGGAATCAACTGCCGGTTGATGGTCTCCGCAAAGCGGTTGGAGTGCGCCTTCACGCTCTGCGTGAACAGATCGGACTTGCTCTGGCTCAGAGCATAGGAGCCCCGAGTATCCGAACCAAGGAGGACAAAGTCAGCAAGAATGGATCGCGCCTGATCGGACGCGTATCGCTTGATGGTGGCCGACGTGTCAATGTTGCGCGTGCCCTGCGACGCAATCAGTTCCACGTCCACCTTGCGGTTGTTGCTGTACTGAAGGTTGGCGTCCGACTGGTTCTGGTAGGGGTCACTGGGCAGAATGATGCCAGCCTGGCTGTTGTAGCGCAGATCGCGGACAATCTTACGATAGGCGTCGAGCGTCTTTTCCGCCGTGGCATCGCCGTTGTTGGCCGCCTCGAACAAAGAGTTTGGAACGCGGACCACGGGCATACCGTTCAGCTCGCGCTCAATGGCGATCGCCTCGACTTCCTCGATCTGCTGCTTGTAGTACCACGACCGATACGCGTTGCGTAACAGAGAACGCCCGTAAGGGTTACCACGGCTGTTGGTCGTTTGCCAATGCACCAACTTGTCAGCGGGAATGGTGAACAGACCGCCGCTATTGGGCTGCTGAATCAAGGCTGAGATAATGTTGTTCTCATCCAACTCGTAGCGATGGACAGTCTCTTGAACACGAACACCTAGCCGAGCCAGCCCAATGTTGCCGTCGTCGCGGCGCTTGTACACAATCTCGTGGTCCGCGAAACCATAGGTATAGGCCGACGCGGCTTCGGTTACAAGATCATCCCAGGTGTAACTGTCATTAAAGTCCTCAAAAACACTACTTAGGAAGGCGGCAGCGTCTTGTGCTTCAGCACTTGTGTCGGCGGGATCAACAGAGAAGGTGGCGGCGCGGATCAGATGCTCGATGGCCGTGAGCATCGCGCCGTTGATCGCGTCATTGTCGCGCATCTGCCGGTACACCCGCATGCCTCGCTCGCCGCGAAGCTCCGGCATATACTCGTCGTAACTCTGCCCATGATAAAGATCGACGCCGCTAACGCCGATCTCTTGGAAGCTGGTGTCTTCCGCCATTAGGTAACCACTTGAATTGCGGGCTGAATATCTGTTTCTTCTTGGAAAGCAGATCGCTTCATCAGTTCATTCGCCGCCATCGATGCCGCGTCCACCTGGTCAGAGAACTTGCCGCCAGGGAACATGCCAAGCTCATCGATAAAACTGTCCGTCCAGTCGCGCTTCAAGACACCCACCGCACCGATCTCGGCCTGCGTTGCAAGGGGCTCGGCTCGCACGGTCTTGTCGCCGCTGGGCTTGTGTTTGGTGACCGTGAATCCTTCCAGGTTTTGCACAGTGCTCATGGCAGATTCCTTACCGCCTGAGCCGGGCTCCTGCTCAATGACGATGCGAGTGCGGTGGCCGTCGTTGATCGCCGTCTGCTTGATGATCTCCTCGCGCTTGCCCACGGACCACTGGCCTTTGACCACGTCCATGATGACATAGCGAATACCGTCCTGATTCTCGGGTAGCTTGGCTATCTTAACACCCGCCGTCCGTTTGCCGCCGCCCTCAGTTCCGGCCTTGTCGTACGCTCGAATGATCTCGACAGGCTCCATGGGCAGATGGTCCAGCATTCGAAAATCTTCCGTTTTGAACATGCCGCCTTCACGAGGCACGGGTCGCTGCTGCAACTGCCCGGCGGCACTGTAGGAGCCCATCGAATGTTCCAGTTCCTCAACGATGGGTTCCGTAAACCGATCCGGCCACAACAGCTCACCGGGCTCCGTGCGCGGATCTTCAAAGCCAATGCTCGTGTGCGCCTTGTTTTCGGGCTCGTAGCGCATCGGCAAGTTTAGGTGGTCATAGTTGTTGTTCGCCAGAATGAAGCCCGACAGGTCCTCGCTGTGCAGGCGCTGCATGATGATAACAATTGCGCCCGTTCGCATGTCGTTCAGGCGCGTCGAGGCCGTCTCTCGCCACCATCGAATCTAGCGTTGGCGTTCCAGGTCGGATTCGGCACCGGACGGGTCGTGCGGGTCATCGACCACAATAACATCGCCGCCCTTACCCGTCAGCGTTCCTCGGGTCGAGGTGCTGAATCGAAAGCCCGCCTGCGAGGTTGCAAAGTTGTCCTTGGCGTTTTGCTCATCACTGAGTTTGACGTGCGGCCACATGCGCTGAAACCAGTCGGACTGCACCAACTGGCGGCTATTGACCGGCAAGCCCGTGGACAAGTCGTGGCTGTAACTGATGCAAACAAACTTCAGGTGCGGCTTGGCGATCCACGTCCAGATGGGCCACATGACGTTGACGATCATGGACTTGGTTGTTCGCGGCGGCACGTTGATGAGCAGGCGGCGGATCTCGCCGCGATTGACCGCTTCCAGGTGATTGCAGATCGCTTCGTGGTGCCAGTTGCCCTGAAAGCTGACGCCAGGCTCCAGGACGTGCCACGCCTGCTGCACGAAATCGTACAACGACCGCTCGGCCTTCTCCCGCTTGATGTCCTCGGGAGAGATGTTGGCGAGGATGTTCTTCAGGTCTTCACTCATACCACCTATGATAACACACGAGGCTGATGGTTCACGAAAAAGCCCCGGCAGAGAGCCAATGGCTGTCGCCGGGGAGCATTGAAGAGGCATCCAAAGCCTCCAGGTCTTAGTGTACCACAGGTGGGCTGGGGTTCAAGGATCACGTCACCTTCACGCGGGCGGCTGTGCACGCATACCCACGCGCGAGGATCGTCGCGTGATCGGCGTGATAGCGTGATTTGATCCTAAAAACAAGGGACTAACTAACACACCC